CTCGCTTCACAATGCTTAATTGCAGTTGGAGACGATTTAATAACACCCAAATCATCTTTCCAAATCAATTCAGCAGCATTGTGCTTTCCAGTGGGCATAACTTGTGGAAAGAAATCACGAAGATCACGCCAAGATCCTCCATTGGCAATCCATACCAACGAAGCACCCATGCCAGGAATGTCAACAGAATGTTTGCGAGAAACATAACTCTTAAAGTTACCACCAATCGACTTGCGATCGTGTCTAGTAAAGTCGCATAACATTTCGTCTTTCATCCAAGCATGTTTTGGCATCATCATTATATTAGAACAGATAAAGAAGGCATCTGTTCCATAAAACTTTCCATCTACTGTGGTACCCATAAAAGTAAGGTTTCCTTGAACCATCCTCTTTAAATCAGCATATGTCGTAGTCCTACTCTTGTGAGAGACAGGGACAGGACTGATGTAGAGGTTTGCCCAGTTCATTTCTTCCTTAATTTTATCCGTGATATCATTAGCATCTCTCTCATCAATCTCCTGTTGAGTGGGATGCATCATACCTTGGGCACCAAACACCGATTTAGCGGATTTATAACTGCGACTCATCAAATAAGCTGTCGCCAATAAAGCACTTCCCGCAAGAACGTACTTAATCTTGGTAGACATCTCAATACGATGAAGTCGTTCCCCTAGTGTTGTATCTCTAACAGTCTGTATCAGCAAATTGTACTCGACCATCCATAAGTATGCATAGACAAGACAGAATACTGCACAAACATAAAATACAGATACAAGTTGTGCTGGTAGAAAGGCACCAACAACAACACCACAGGAAACGGCAGTTAGAAATCCAACATAGACAGCATAGTCTGGAAAATATCCATACCAATAAGCATAGAAGTTGCGAATGTACCAGTTATCGAAAAATCGTGCTGGTGTCCAGTTCGCAATAGGCTGCAAAATGGGATGGGAAAAGTGTTCCAAACGTGCAAGCATGTGATCCCAGGTATAATTATTAGAATATGCATTAACAAATTCCGTAATCTTGCCTCGGATATATTCACCTGCTTGATTGTCATACATCGGTGTGCCCGGAATCAAGTCTCGTGTAGACTTAATTGCACTCTTCTTAAAGCGAGCAGCAGCTTTTGCAACGGAAGCCTGGGGAGAATCCACGTATGTGACAACATGGTCCTCTTCTTCACACATGCAAATGGATTTATGAGATTTACATCCTGAACAGAATGCCATCTTCTTATCCAAATTGCTGTTGTTCGAGACAATTCGTTTTTGCTCCTCGAAATGTCTCTTGGAATCGGCATTTACAAATTTCATCACTGTAAAAATGTCGACATCCTTCATATGAATGCCATTCCAAACAAGTGTCTTCCATCCTATGTCGTCATGCTTTCCCTTAGTTTTGCTAACAATGGGATAAGCCTTCTCGACATGGAAATGCCACAAGTCTGGAACGTCCGGGATAGAGTCCTTGCCGTAATAATCCTCAACCAGACGAGTACAAAGCATGTTGTTCTCGGCAAATTGGGGTTTCACGGTCGCGGTCAAAATAATGTTTGCACGTCTTGCGATAGATACTGGTTCATTTGAATAGGTATGAGCACAGAAATCTTTGACATTCGTAGTGCAGACGACAACTTTAGGCTGGATTGAAACTTTACCCTTGAGTTCAGCTTCAGCCATATTAGCATACATCTTAACATTATTGACCAATTCCAGAATCCGTACAGTAGGAGCAGTTTCCACGAAGTCGGCTTTTGTGTTGCCAACATCGTCCAAGAAAACTCCCATGATTGATGATTTGTAATTCGACATGTACTTGTCATGTTCATTTAACACAATCATAGATTCATCATCTGCACGGAATCCGTTGTAGACCAAACTTCCTACCATTAGTAAAGGACCAATAGTTGATTTACCTACACTTGACTTCCCGTAAATACCAATACAGTATGGTTTCTCACGAATACCTCCTGATTGTCGATATTGACGAAATGTCCCTTGCAAATCTTGAAGTTTGATCATCCTATCCTGCAATTGTTTCTTAATCAAAGAACTTTTTACTGTCTTCGTAAGACGCTTACCAAGATCGATAGTGTCTTCAAAGAGCTTCTCCAAATCGTTCTCATCAATAGACAACATTGCAAGATTTCCAGGGCGAGCATAATCAGCGTATTTTCGACATTTTAGATAGTCATTGTCAAATTTACGCATATCATGTTCACCATACAACAAAGGTCTCAGTGATCCAGTGCGAAAGCTCTCATATCCTCCCTCAACAAAATATGTTACGGTGGACAAAGAAG